AGAAGAAGAAAAGAAAGTCAAGCATCATCACTACAAACTTCTTCCCTTTTCTCAGTTAATGGATCTAAAGGAAAGCAAGACATTACTAGTAATAGTAACATCACTAGTCACGATACTAGTCACGATAATGTAGAGCAAAAGAATAAAGGTGGCCGTTCATCAAAACTGACTAATAGCTTAATGAATAGGTTAGTGGAAGCTATCGCTGAAGGCAACTATTATGAGGCTGCTTGTTCTTATGCTGGTATACATTATGCCACATATAGAGACTGGATGGTCAAGGGAGAACGTGACTTGCAGGAAGGGGTAGAAAGCAGCTACACTGAGTTGTACGAGGCGGTTAAAAAAGCTGAGGCGGAAGCTGAAGTGAGCCTTGTCAAGCAATGGAAGAAGCACACCCCAGGTGATTGGAAGGCGATCGCTACTTTCTTAGAGCGTCGTTACCCGGATCGCTGGAGCAGGCGCCATGCTGTTGAGTTAACTGGTAAAGGAGGTGGCCCGGTTGAGCTCCAACGCCAATACTATGTTGTCCAGGAGATCATTAACAACCCAGAAAGCAGAGACAAGATCGCAGAGCAGTTCCGCAAGCGAGAGCACTCTGCCCGATTTGGACAGTCTGAGTAATCTACCCGAAGAACAACAACAAGAAATCTATGCATTGACCGCAGCAGTAGATTACGACTTTTATGTAGAATATGTTCACAGAGGCTTCTATGTACACGGTGATCATACGAAGTATATTTGCCAGGCGTTGCACGAAGTAGAGAAAGGGTCTCTGAAACGGTTAATGATTTTCTTACCCCCTCGCCACAGTAAAAGTTTTACCGTGTCCGAAACATTTCCCAGTTGGTTTATCGGAAGGAAGCCCAGTCGTAGAGTAATCATTGTAAGTTACGGCGATTCTTTGGCCAGGCGATTTGGAAAAGCTAATCGCACAAAGGTTAGTGACTTTGGGCCGGCTGTCTTTGGCATACAATTGGATCAGGGCGGGGCGCCGGTCACGAACTGGGGACTTGAGTCACATAGCGGGCAGATGATCAGTACTGGGATAGGTGGTCCCATTGCTGGTGAAGGCGCGGATCTTCTAATTATTGATGACCCGATTAAAAATAGTCAGGAAGCAAATAGTCCTACTTACAGGGAAATGATTTGGAATGAATGGCGTAATACTTTGCTGACCAGGTTGTCGCCAGAAGCGGTCGTGATCTTAATACAGACCCGCTGGCACGAAGACGATCTGGCAGGAAGGATACTACAAGAAGAGAAGGATAAATGGGCAGTGCTAAAGTTGCCGTGCCAAGCTGAGGAAGGGGATCCTCTTGGGCGTTCTTTGGGGGAGCCGCTTTGGCCGGAGTACGGATTCGACAAAGCATGGTCAGACCAGAGGAAAATAGAAGTAGGTTCTTATGCTTGGGCTGCTTTGTATCAGCAAAGGCCTGCACCATTAGAAGGCGGGATTATTAAGAGGCATTGGTGGCGATATTACCAAGAACCGCCCAGTGATTTCGACGAAGTATTCCAGTCATGGGATATGGCATTCAAGGATACGAAGAGTAGCAGTTATGTAGTCGGTCAGGTGTGGGGGCGTAAAGGTGCTGATGGTTACTTGCTGGATCAGGTCAGGGATCGGATGAATTTCGTAGAAACTTTACGGGCGGTGCAAGCCCTATCCACGAAATGGCCCGAGGCAATAGGAAAAATAATAGAGGATAAGGCTAATGGCCCGGCAGTGATCGAAAGTTTGAAGGAATCTGTTGGCGGTTTAATTCCAGAAGTGCCATCAGGGTCAAAGATTGCTCGGACGTTTGCTGTCAGTCCACTTATTGAGGCTGGTAATGTCTATTTGCCTGCCAATGCCCCATGGTTAGGAGATTATTTAGATGAACTGACAGCATTCCCAAATGCAATGCATGATGACCAGGTTGATGCCACTACGCAAGCACTGAAGAAGATTACCAGGCGCACCAGGCCGTCAGTAAGAATAAGAGGTGCAAGAGGATAAGGGAGATAGAAGATTTACATTACAAGTTGGACTAAAATGTTACAAAACTGCTACCTAAGCCGATGAGTTTTTATACATTACAAGAATGTAAAAGAATAAAATGGAAACATACATTAATGTATGGTTACAGTAGGAAGTGAGGGGGCAACAGATTATGGCGGTAAAACGCACCCGGCTGAAGAAGAATGGTAAAGAGGTAATGGGAGGCACAGCTCCTACCAGAACCCCGTTCTGTTACGTGACTAAGGCCGGGAAAGTAGTCTCTAGTAGAGCATTGGATAGTTATGTCCTAAAGGATCAGGAAGAGCAGTCTCAGCAACTAAAAGCAGACCGCTTCGCAGACAAGTATGGCGATATGGGCTTAATCCAGCCCCTATATAACCCGGAAAGGCTGGCATACGCCCCTGAAGTCAACACTTACCACGCTCGGGCTTGCCAAGTAAAAGCGCGTGACACTGCCGGGCTTGGATGGGATTTAATCTCCCAGGTTGAGGAGCCGAATGAAACAATAAAGGAAGAGATAAGAGAATTCCTTGAAGGTCAGAAGACCCCACTGGTCACAATATTCTATCGCCATCAGTATGACTTGGAAGTAATCGGTCACGGTGGATTGGAAATAGTGCGCGCAGGATACCAGCCTACAGGGCGCCCAGCAGTATTAGCTCACATTCCCGGGCATACTTTGCGGATACACGAAAGTGACAATAAATTTGCCCAGAAGCGCGGGCGCAAGACCAGGTGGTTTAAGCGAATCGGGTATCCGAAAGATATTGATAAAGAGACCGGCTATGAATACGAGTTGGAAAAACTTTCCCCTGAGAGGCGGGCGTCAGAAATTCTATGGAACGCCTTGTATTCTCAGCGGTCAGATTATTACGGCGTCCCCGACGTTATTCCAGCGCTAGGTGCTATCCACGGCGATGTTGCCAGGCGAGATTATAACATAGCGTTCTTTGATAACTTCGGTGTCCCGGCTTACGCAGTGTTTATTACTGGGGACTTCGACCCAGGCGAGCCTGATCCAGATACCGGCATGACAGAGCTGGAGGCATCAATTGAGGAGCACTTTAAGAACTTGTCAGAAAGCCCGCACTCCACGCTAATCATGACAGTGCCTTCCAGGGAAAATAGCACGGGAGACGTAAAGATTGACTTCCAGCCGCTGGCAATAGATGTTAAGGATGCCAGTTTTAGGTTGTATCGGAAGGATAACCGCGACGAAATAATTAGCGCCCATGGCGTCCCGCCTTACCGCCTGGGTATTACGGAAACGGGGAGCTTGGGCGGGAGCACTGCTGCAGAGAGCACGGAGATTTACAAAAACTCTGTGATCAATCCTCGACAAGAACTCTTAGAAGCACTGATCAACCAGCACATTATACAAGACGAGAATGGCTTTGCTACAAAAGATTGGATGTTCAAGTTCCGGGAGATTGACACGAAGGATGAAGCACACGATATCGAGATGGCTAGCAGTTTATTTGACATGGGAGCTTTTAGGATACGAGACGTTATCCAGGTATTCGGACAGCGGTTCGGTATAGAAGATGACCCGGAAGACGAAAGGTTGGATATGCGGTTCGTGCAAGGTCAGCCTCTTGAGATATTTGTTCAGCAGATAAAGCACATGGAAGAAGGTGGGCCTCCGCCAGAGGCGCCAGAAGGGGGTGCTGGCGGGGAAGCCGAAAAAGTAATGAAGAGCTTGCAAGAAAAGTTGCTTAAGGTGGCGATGAAGTATGAGCGCGACGGAGATGCTGCTGGAAATGGCCGTAGAGACAGAACGATCCCTGCGGTGGTTGACGTCGCTAAAGAGCTGGGAAGACTGGACAAAGAAAGCTGAGAATCGCCTGGCCAGAAGATTGCGCGGGCTCTTTGGTGCAACCATGGATAGGACGGTGCGGGCCTTAGAGCAGCATGGTCGGGTTCCTGTTAGTGATGCTGTAAGGCAAAGGATTCTAAGCGAATTCGCACAGCAGACAGGGGCGTTCCAAGAAACCGTCGCCGGTGCCGCTGTAGAAGCCGCCGATGCAGGCCGAGAGCAGACAGTAGGCACTTTGCTTAACAAAGGTGTAGACGTAACATTCCGAGGGTTCAGCGGTCAAATCCATAAACGGATTAGGGAACATGCATTTGAAGCAAGTAAGCAAACGATGAAGAGGATGACTGGCGATGTAATGGGGAACCTGGCAATATCATACGAAGAAGGCCTGGGCATAGGTGAGGCGGCAAGTCGGCTCGAAACAGAATTTGACAGCATGAAAAGACATGAGCTGGAACGGGTTGCCCGGACAGAAATAAATGGGTTCCAGAACGAGGGCGCCCACCGCACAATGGAGGATTATAGCGTCGAGTATGAGCAGTGGTGGGGGGCGGAAGATGATAGAGTGAGAGACTCACATATCGAAATGCACGGCCAGATTGTAAAGACTGGTGAACGATTTAGCAATGGCCTGGAGTACCCGGGTGACCGGGGCGGGCCAATAGAAGAATGGATTAACTGCCGCTGCCGGCCAGTGCCTTTCATTATGCCGGAAGGCTATATGGCTCCACCAGGCAAGGATTATTTTTATGAGGCAGATTTGGTGCCTATTGAAGAAGAAGTAAGAGAGCAAGATTTAAATAGAAAGGTCAAGGCAGAGGAGAAGGAACTTTGGGATGAGACCGCGAAGGATGGCTTGGAGCACGGCTCGTTATTTGATAAGGAGGGCAACGCCGTTGTCCAAGACAGGACAGGGACAGAACAAGCTGTGCGGTGGAGGGCAGATGAATTATTAGAAGCAAGAGACGGAGTGTTAACGCATACGCACCCACCCGGCGCGTTTCCTGGGCTGTCTAAGAAAGATGTGCAAGTTGCCCAGAGATATGGTTTAGGAGAAATGAGGGCAAAGAGCGGCAATAAAGTTTATACCTTAAAACCGCCCAGTAAAGGATATCCAACATTGACGGATGATGCGTTTGAAGAAATGTATGAAGGGGTTCGCTTACAAGTTCACAAAAAGTTAGATAAACAAATAAGAGCAGGCAAATTAACAAGAGAAGCATACAACCAACAAATCCTACCTGCTGTTAACGAGGAGTTTGCTAAAAAAATTGGGGCGTCGTTTAGAGTGGAGGATTCATTCTAATGATAAGAAATCATGATCAGGTGAGAAAAAGCGAAGATGTTGTCCTGGACGACGAAGAAATGTTCGTATCTCCATTGAGCAGCATTTGTTACTATTGTGCTCATTTAAAGGATGCTGTTAATAGGAAGTGCACCGCATTCGACGAAATACCATTGGAAATCTGGGAAGGTGACCACCGACACCGGGAGCCTTACCCAGGAGATGGCGGTATACAATTTAAGAGCGGGGAGACTCGTTAGTAATGCCATTCGGCCCGTATGAAGACTTCGACCATTGTGTAGCAGAGAATCAGGACAAGGCCAGCCCTGAAGCGTTCTGCGCTTGGCTGCATTATAAGGTTACGGGCCAATGGCCAGGGGAAAGCCAGAAGGAGAAAACTGCGATGGCAATAAGGCTGGACAATATGCTATGTAACCTGTTTACACCGGCGTTCAAGACTAAAAGCCAGTCGGGATCTTGCGCTGTGGCTGATCGTCCTGTTGCTGCTGAGACTGCTTTAGAACTGGTGGTTAAGGCCAGCGGAGGAAACTGGGG